GCTAGTGTCGCAGCTGATGCAAATCAGATACGTGATGGTGTACAGCAGGTTGCCAATTTGGCTGTAGAAGCGAGGGATAGCGTTAAACAAGGAAGTGATTCAGTTGTAACATTGTTCGCCAGTTTCTTTGCAGGATTTGGTGTTACCTATTCTCTTTTGTCTATAATAGCTTTGGTCCGGACATTCCATGTTCGGCGATTGGCAAAAATTGCAAAAGAGAAAAAGGAGCGAATTGATTTGCGGTCAAATGCTGAATCAGTTCGTGGTTTTGAATGGTTCCAACTTCTAGATATGTTGGCAATTGCATTGATTGTTCCAATTTGGGCAAAAGAAGGGTTCAAAGGTGCTATACAACTGTATAAGGTTGTTCACACTGCTGTTCATCTTCTTAAAGATGCTTTCTTTGGTATTAAGGTAGTGCAAAAGCTATTTCGCGATGATGATGCAGATAATATGCCTGTCTTGGGTGAAGGGTTGATTAATGAATTGGATGCTGCTGCGGATGCAGTAGCGCGTCGTGTCGATGAACACGTCCAAGGAAAGGTCAGACCCCAAATTCAAGTTGGTGTTGATGGTAAACCTTATTATGGTGTTTTACCATATCAAGGTCAGCGATTTATCTGTAGTGCGTGTTCTCAGGATGTGCGTGCGGATTTTCCTCATATGGTTTCTGATGGTGTAGAAGGACCTGGACCTTTTCAAGGATGTTTACTCGCTCGTAAGAGTATGGCCCATGCAGCTGGAGTATTCATTGATGAATTTAGGGTTGTTGCACCAGAGTCATGTGATGATTGTGGTGAAGCTAACAAACCTCACTACATCCGCTGTTGGAATTGTGCAAAAGTCCGACATGAACTTAGTGATTCTTCTTCATCGTCTTCTGAATCTTCTTCATCTGTTTTGCATGCGTCATTGCGACGTGTGTGGAATCAGCAAGAGGATTTGATTCATCTTAACCGGTTGCGAACCGTGGCTGCTAACAACAAAAAGTATATCCCTGTAATAATTATTTTATTAGTTATTGTGGGTTTAGCTTTTTCCCGTTGGTATGCTAATAGAAAGCAATCGTCAGAGGTGGAAAAGAAGGAACGAAGAAAAGGAAAAACGAAGGGTCGGGCTCAGGTCTATAAGGATCCGGGTCAAAGACCACCCACGCGCGGCAATTGGAATTATTCTAAGCGCCAACAAATGTGGATTGATTATGATAAACTTGAAGCTGATGATCTTGAGGATCCTCAGGGATTGTTTTATCAGGACGATGACGGGACTATCATGCGTAGAATTGGCCGTAGGGCTAGAAAGCATGGTGGGAACTTCATGATGAACAATGCGTCATCCCAGTATGGGAATGATGTGTTGTCGCGTGAGGAACGTGCATTGACTGGTGGAGTTGTTTGTTTCATTGATGAGGAATTGCCGAAAGGCTCTACTTTATTTTTGATGACTGAATTTCAAGTTGATTGTATCAATGAGGCAATTGAAGAGGATACATTTGATGCAGCCACTATGCGATCTGTGGTTTCTCATTTGCAAGCACGTGGTTGTTATCATACTCGTGATTGTAAGCGTGTTGGTCCTTTGTTGCTTGATTCTGACTCTTATGCAGTATTCATTATTGGATCCTGTACTGCAGTTGGAAACATTGCTGCCACTGGTCAAACATGTTGTGATACATGTTCACATTGCAGAGATTGTGATTATCTCAAGCAAGAGAATGTGGAAACTTCTGGTGTTTGTAAGGTGGTTGGATGTAAGTGTCCAAAGAGTCATCCGCCAAATGACTCTATTTTAAAAAATAAAATGGTAACTCCCGAACAGCGAG